TCTATTAATGCACCATCAACGTGAATGTCGTTTTGATAACGTTCAGCGCAAAAATAAAATGGGACACTTATTGAGAAACGAATACCTTTTGTTACTTTAACATCTGGTGTATTAATGTAATCAAAACATGTATATTTATATTTACTTAAATTTGTAGCTAATACCTTGAAATGTATATTTGTTTTTTCATATAATTCTTTAAAAGTAATATCCTTATTAAAACCTTTCTTTAAAATAAGTGTTTCTATCCAGCTAACAATATTCTTACCAGATTCAATACCGTATGTATAAAAGAAGTTTGTAAATTTAACATCCTTTAATTCTTCAAGTTTTTTTTCTAAGATTTCTTCTTCTAATTCTCCATAAGAATACCCTAATACATATGCCAAACCAAATATACTACCAGCAGATACACCACTTATTTCTTTTATATTTATTTCTACAATTTTTTCTTCTTTTAATTGATGTAATTTCTTGAAAATACCGATTAATGCAATTGAATGTGCACCACCACCACTAAAACATAAAATCTCTATTTTTTTCATTTTTCCTTATTATATAGTAAGAATTTAATTGTTGTAATTACTCGAATGAAATAAGCATTTGTTACTCGAATAAAATAATCCTCGTAATTCTGACGTTACTCGAATAAAATAATCCGCTTTGCATTTGTTACTCGAATAAAATAAGCATTTGTTACTCAAATGAAATATTATCAGTTAAGATACTAGATACCAATACTGTTTTTTCTGTTAAATCACTATCATTTAATATAAAATACACATAAGTACTATTCCCATCAATCTTTTTATTGTATTTATGTTCTGTGATATGAATGATATCCTTCCAATAAATAACATTAGGATTAGTACTTTCTAAATCAAAGTAGTATTTTAATTCCTGTAAAAGTTCAGTTAGATCACATAAAGTCTCGTCATTGTCAGTTACCAAACTCACATGTAAAATCTTGTTTTTATTATTTTCCTTGGATTTTATGTTATCAACTGTATCATTTAATAATTTATCAATTAATATACCTTCATTATTATGAATTAAATTGTATTTAGATTCCGAAGAAGTAAGCTCCTTGTAATAATTGTCATCTCTTACAAGATAACTGAAATTGTATGTTTTATTATTGTTGATTATAACATAACTAAACTTTTGTAAATGAGCGTATTTTACAACACTCTTGAACTTTACATCATCGTTTAATATACGTTTAAATGTTTTACTAAGTGAATACCCACACTTGAATAGAAAAAATACAGTTGTTATTGTATTTGTAATAATAAATGTAGAAATCGCATTGGCAACATTTTTTATATACGAAAGCATCCTAATGACCTGTTAGTGTATCCCAACAAATTTTATAAATAAAATTCCTAATTACATTTATAAAATCATTACCTTTAAATTACTTTGCGGGGTTTCGCCCCCGCTCGACGAAACGAAAATGCTCCGCAGCAAGTAAATCGGCTAGCCCATCACCCCACAAATAATTACTTTGCGTCGTCGAGTGGGGGCGAAACCCCACCGCAGGATTTTGTTTTTTTAGAACATTTAGCACGGTATTGTTCATATTTGTCTAACACATCTTTGAATGGTGGTGTTGGTTTAACATAAAACGTTGTTCTTTTACAATCTTGTAATTTTTTGTAATACTCATCCTTTGTTATGCCTTTTTGTCTGTATAATTCCTTTAATTCCTTTTTTGTTTTTTTGTAATTTAAACGCTCTTGCTTTTGTAATTTGTTATTTACTTTATCCTTTAATAAATAAGCATAATACATCATTTGAATTCTACCATCTAGATAATCTTTTATAGGTAATTCTTTAAAAAATTTCTTATATGATTCTCTGCAATAAATACAAGGCATAATATACTGTAATGATGTAAATAAACTTTTAAAATAATTCTTAATCATCTTATGCTCTTGGTTGTTTTTGTCTATTTTGATAGGATATCTTCCTGCAATACTAATAAATAAAAAGTTCCATAAATGTGGACCCCATACCTTTGTATTCATACCATCATTACTACTATATATACCACTATACATTGAAAAATCGTTTTTTGACATCACTTGTCTTATTATAATAACACTTATCTTATTATAATACAATAAATAAACATTTTTTAATTAATGTGTTCTTTAAACAATAATATGTTCTTTAAACAATAATATGTTCTTTAAATTTCCTTAGGACGTAATGGAACAGGTTCTGAAAGTGATGCAAGATCATCTTCACCACTATCAACTTCTTGTTCCTGTTCTGGTTCAGGTGCAGCTTCTGTTTCATTGTTACTTGCACTTTCATCTGAAGTTACTTGTGGTTGTTGTTGTGGTGGTTGTGAAGAATTAATCATGAATTGAATTACTTTGTGTAATAACGCAGCATCATTTAATGTAAAAGCACCACCATGCTTTTGACCTTTGTTAATACCTTGGATTAATAAATTGATTGCCAAATTTTCATTGATTTCAGGATCTGTTACATTATTAGTCAAAACATCAGTTGCTCTTTTCAAGATTTCAGCTTCCTTTAATTCATAAGCACCAGCCTTTTGAGCTATTTCAATATATTGAATAAAAATATTAATGGAACTATTTTTGTCTAACGTAATAACAGTTGGTTGTTGTTGTTCGTTATTAGTTTCACTCATAATTATTTTATTATATTAATAGTTGTAATCTTTAAATAATTTTTTGTTTGTTTTTGAACACAAATTAAAATAATTTAACCAGGTAATAGTAACTTGAAACTGCGTTATACAGTTCTTATTACTAAATACCTGGTTAAATTTGATTACGTGTAATTTTAGAAAAATTTTTAATTGTATTATTAATGAAAAGTAAAGAAAAAAAACAACGAAAAAGCAAACCAGAACAAAAAAACAAAGTTGAAGAAATTCCTAAGCATTCAAATGAAGAATGTGTTGCAAATGATGATTACCATGATGCAGAAATAAAAAATGTTTTTATGAATGGTATTGTGAGTGAATTAATGTCAAGTGTTTTAAATTGTTTAACAGAAAATGACAATTACAACAAAGCACAACATGTGTTTAGTTATTTTATATCTATTATGATGGAAAAGATTTCGCCTTATTTGTATAGCATTATGGCTATATTAATTGTTATGTTTATAATGAATTGTTTCCAATTTTATTATTATATAAAATTAATGTTACATAATAATGTTAATGTAGCTAATTTAATAACAGAATTTTGAAATAATACTACAATGCAGTTTAAATATAAGAATGTAAATTATAATAATCTAACCATTTTTTGAAAATCTCTTTACGATATTCTGTTGATTTAGTATATTCGATTTCATAATTTTTAAGGAAATCATTATCATTGCATAATTCTATTGCTTTTTTCAAAAAGTGACATTGTCTATTTAATAATTTCGTATTAATACATTTTATATTTTGTATAAATTGTTCAGGGATGTTTTTGAATAATAAAAATGATGAACATAAGGGTTTGGAATTTCCAGTACCAGTCCAGCTTTTTTGATTGTATTTAATAGAAAGTTCTTTTAATTTTTCTAAAAACAGTTCTCTTGTTTCTTCAGATAAGCAAAAGTTTTTACAAATAATGTATTTTTCAGAATTTGTTGGTCTACTTGTTACTGGTTTATAGATATAAACGTCTTCATAACACAAGTTTAATAAATACAATAAATGTAAACTAGTATCTGTGAAAATATCAAACATTTTTAGTACAAAATTTCCTGTGTTTTGTTGTAATTTAATAGCTGTGTAAATTTCATTCAAAATCAATTGATAATGTAATTGTTCCTTGTTATTAAAGTCACAACCTTCGTCAAAACCACCATCACCCGTGATTAAATAAAATTTCTTAGAATGTGTTAAAGAATCAATGTAATCGATATTATCACTGTTATTAATATCACCGGATGAATCACTTCCATATAGTAGATTGACGTATTTATTAAGAACTATCTTATTATAAGACGGTAAGTTGAACATTTTGTATTTAGGTAAATCTTTATTCAAACTAATAGTGTAAATTTTGTAATTTGGTTTTTTAACTGATTTTTTCTTACCGACGTATTTAATAAATCCATCTTCATCAACTTCAGGTGTATTTTTTGTTGTATTATTTGTATTGTTACTTTTTTCTATTTGTAAAAAAATATTAGTTCCTTGGATAAAACCACCAGGTGCTTCAGCGCAATGCAAAATAATATCCGATTGATTATCGTAAGACTCAAAAATATTAAACTCATTAATCATTTCCCAATATTTATAAAAAGCTCTATTTATAATAGGATACTTTACAATGAAATCATATTCGTTAATGTACCAACGAATTTTTTTCCAGATTTCATTATCAATATTATCAATGTTGTTTCTAAACTCATTTAATAAATTATTATATCCGTATTCATTTTTTGGAGTTTCAGGAGTTTCTGATTCCAAAAATTTAATACTATACTCAAATTCAGTGCATTTTTCCAACTTAAATTTCAATGACTCGATATTAGACATCATATATATTTTCCTTATGTGTTTTTGATTAATTATCTTTAAATAAAAATTCATTTTTAAATTAAATCCACTTATATTACTTAACACCACTTAATGTTACCTTAACTCGCTTTAAATGCTCAATTCACTTTAAATGCTCAATTCACTTTAAATGCTCAATTCACTTTAAATGCTCAATTCACTTTAAATGCTCAATTCACTTTAAATGCTCAATTCACTTTAAATGCTCAATTCAGACATAATTCTTTGTATTAAAACGTCCTTTGTACCAGTTAGTTTAATATTTTTAGAATATTCCTTATTTATACACTCGATACAGCTTTTTAAGATTTTAATTGTTGGTTTGTTATCAAGTATATTTTGAATATTGTTAATTTCTACAACATGAGCTTGTGGACTTTCTTTAACCTTTGGAGAACGTGTTTTAGGACTTTTAGTTACTTTTGGACTTTTAGTTACTTCTTGTGTAATTACTTCTGTTACTTCTTGTGTAATTGTTTCTGTTACTTCTTGTGTTTCTGTTACTTCTTGTGTTTCTGTTACTTCTTGTGTAATTGTTTCTGTTACGTCTGTTACACCTTGATTAGCATCCTGTTGCGGAGCCACTTCGTTTTCGTCGTGTGGGGTCGAAACCCCACTGTGCTCACCCATTACCCCACTAAGTTTAGAAAGAGTATGTCTATTGTTATCTGATATAAACATGTTATATTTGTATAACACAATATACCAGTTTGTTTTTTGTACTTCAGATGAAATAGTTTCATCAGATTCTGTAGTTTCAGTTGTTGTTGTTGTATAAGTATGGTGACAAACATATAATTTTTTAAATTTGGATGGTAGTGATTCTGTGTTATTATTATTTTCTTCATTTAAATGAATAGGTGAAATTTTGTTAGAAGACATAGCATTACCATTGTACGTAGTTGTAATAGTGTAGTTGATGTCTTCAAATGATGTAATATCCTTGATATCATATTTGTTTTTGTTAATAGAATATTCATAAGTGTTTAACAAATCAAATATGTCATGTGTATTTTGAACAATGTATAATGTCAAGTCATCAATTTCAATACATTTGTTTGGTGATTCATCTCTAAATACATTAATTGTTTTATTTGATGTAAAATTAATTGTATTATTGATTGGATTCATCTTTTTAGGTTCAGCGTCAGCATCACTTTTATTTTCCAAACAATGTCTCATTTTAATGGTACCATCTCTTGGATTGTTACTTTCAACAACTCCTGTTTTTTTGAAAACACTGTACATATTCAATGAGCTAATAGTTTGTTCATATTGATTTAATGAAAAGTTATTATAATTATTATTATTTTTGAAATAATCAGATTCAACAAGTGAATATCCTCTTTTTCTTAGATATTCTATTAAAAAGTTGGAATCTACTAAAAACTCATCAGATGTTTCATTTAATATATTATTTCCATCTAAAAAGATCTTTAATTTATTTCCGAAAAATCCGTTTTTGTCAGAATCAGATTTTTTCATGAAATACACAATATTACCATTGTCTTCCTTGTAAATAATTCTTTCACCAGACGCGTTTTTGCGTTCATCATCTTCCTTGAATAGTTCGTTTACTTTGGTGCTGTCCATGTATGTTACCATAAAGGTTCCATTGTCTTCAAGGCAATTATCAAGGATATTTATTAAATTGTCAAATGTTGTTTGAGATTCAAAAAAGTAATGAATTGCAAATTGGCAACTAACAGTTAATGCTTTTTTGCATGAAGGGTTAGGGTTATTAGAAAGGTGTTTAGCTATAATATGATTACTATTATCTGAACGTAAATCCATTTTATAGAAATCGGCTAATAATGAATTGCCGGCTTTTTGTATTGATTTATAACGTTCATTACATTCATTCAAATTTTTATCAGAAATATCATAACCGCAAACGTATTTTACATTATTGTACAACCATTTATGTAAATCACCGCCTTTACCAACACATAATTCCAATAAACAATTTGTATTTTTTGTGTATTTATTGTAAAGAGATTCCTTTATTTTGTTATGGAAACGTCTCATATTTTTGAAATAAATATCATCTTTGTTATTTAAATTTTTTAATTTGAAGAGAATATCTTTTTCAATAGGATTTGTTATATTATTCCAAATAGAACATGCTACACTTCCAAAATTACCTTGTTTAAAGGGGTTCAATGTTTTGTCCCAACGTGTTTTTAAAGGTAAGAATTGTTTAAGGTTATAGTCCCAACGATATTCAATAACTGTATTACTTTTAAAAGGTTCAAGTGTTGTAGGATCAATAAATGAATTATCAAATGTAGTATTGAATGTAACTAATTCTGTATTCATGTCAAATGAAAAATCAAATTTGGTACTTAAAACCTTTAAATCAAACAATTCACTTTCCATTTTCTTTTGTTCATTTACAGTTTGAATATACAATTCCCATACACATTTTCCATTTGGACCAACTGATTCTTTTTTAATTGATAAAAAGTCAATTGTATTAAGTTCCTTTGGTTTCCATTTTAACAATTTAACCCATTTTTTAGTTGTTGAATAAGGTTCATTAATAGGTGTAAAAATTAAACCATCTGTATTTTTGCTTAAGAAATCATCATTATTTGCATTTAAAAGAATTTCACTACCTAAAAAGACATTTTTAAATATATATTTTTTACACGAAATAACATATAAAGGAGATTCAAATGTCAAGTCTGTAATGATATCCTTTACTAAATCAATACGTTTAATCAAGTTATAGTCTTGATGTCCTCTTAAATCAATATTGTTATATATTAATAAATCAAATGCCATAAAATGAATTTTGTTGTTAATGCGTAACAATTCACCATCCATGATAACATTGGAATATCTTTCACTTTTACCATTCGTTTTTGTGATTTTAAGATTGGAATCAACAAAATAAATATCTTTTGTGTTTGTAATAAACAAAAAGCATCTATCACCATCTGCTTTTTGAGTAACAGAATACAATTCATTATAAAAAAGATTTAAATTATCCTTTTGTAATGTTTCAGGTTGAACACCGATGAAAAAACTACTTTTTGTAATGTTTTTATATTGATTTAAAACGATATTGCTTTCATAGTTTGAAATAATGTAAAAGTTATCTTGACGAATTTGTAAAATATATTTAATAATATTACAAATTTCATTTACAGTGTTAGTTCCTTTTTTATTATTTACTTCAAATTCAATCTCAAACTTAACTTTACGAATATTTGAATCAGGATGTATTTCATTTACTTTTGTTAAATCAATTTTACCACAACTAAATAAAAATGTATCACGGTTTTTTTCTCTTATTAAGACTTTTTTATCAAGTTTAACTGAATTTTTAATTACATTCTCAGATGCTACACTAAAACGAATATCATAATCAAATTCATTATGATATTTAATAGATTTTTTTGTAATAATACTTTTAGTTTCCTGACCATTTGGTGCTTTAGTTACAGTTTCACGAAAAGTATCATTGTTTGATTTGTAGTATGTATCAATATGTACACTACTAATATGATTTTTATTATTATTTTGAATTTTTAACATTTTCTTTAAACGATAAAAAAAGGAAATATCTACATTGCAATCAAAGTATTTAGATTGATTAAAAGATCCAAAACGAATCTCAAACTCAAATGAATTATTGTCATTCTTAATGTTCAAAAAGGATTCAACTACTTTGTTAAACATTTAAAGTTCGTTGAGTGTTAGATTAGATAGTATAGTATTCAGTTAAGTATTCTGTTAAGTGTTCAGATTAAGTATTCTGTTTATAGTATGTAAATTTAGTTGTATATTAATTAATATTCAATTTTTATTGCGATTTTTACCAAAATTTACCCCTGTACCACCATGGGTAAATTAACAAATTAAAATTATTTATAGATAAAAAGAATGGAATACAAACATTTTGTAACGATAAATTTAGGGGATGAATGTAGTACATTTGGGTATTTTTGGATAAAAGAGTGTATAACGTCACCTGATGTGCAGTTATACATTGGAAAGCCAGGAAAAGAAACTTGTATGCACTTTGTGTATAATCCTGTAGATAAA